TGCCTGGCCGGCGCCGGTCGAGGCGACTCCCCCGGACCCCCCACCCGCGGCCTGCACCTGGACGAAGACGCGGCTGGCGCCCGAGGGCCTGGTCCACGTTCCGGAAGCGGTGAAAACCTGCCGGTCGACGTTGCCGAAGATCACGCCGTCGGCGGTCGAGGCGAGGGTCTGCATGTGCTCCCACAGCCGGGTGTGATCCGTCGACTGTGGATAGGTGATGCCCTTGGAGGTGTTGGCGGTCATGAGGTGCGCCTCCAGGAGATGGCGAGGGTCATGGCGGCGGACCAGGAGCCGCGGCCCGCGAGCTGGATGTACGGGTCGTCGCTGCTGATGCTGATGGCGATGCCTCCGCGGGTGCCGTCGATGAGGGCCTGGCCCCACGAGGTGGGCAGGGTGAAGGTCGTCGAGTCGCCGACCTTCAAACTGGGGCCGCTGGTGGTCTCGTTGAGGGTGGGCGCGCCCCCGGGCCGGGACGTCTGTGTGACGAGCCGGAGCGTGGCCGACCGCGCGGAGAAGTCGCCGGCGGACAGCCGTTTGATCTTCACGGTGGCCTTGGTGCAGGTCGCGCCGTTCAGTGTGTGCGGCTTGCTTCCGTAGAACGCGGCGCCTGTGTTGCGGCCGTAGCTGCTGCCCCCGTACCTGCCCTGGAACAGGTCGAACGAGTTAGTTGGGTCGCCGTCCGAGCGCCAGGAGCCGTCTCGGTAGCAGGCGGTGGCTGTCGGGACGCACGTCAGGGTGCCGGTGGTGGTGACCGGCTTCGGCGCGGGCGGAGCGTCCCCGGTGTCAACGGGGGTGCTGTCCGCGGGTGCCGGTGTCGCGGGCGTCGACGTCGGCACGGCCGGCACCACGTTGGTCACGTAGTAGACGCTGCCGAGGCGGGCCATGAGCAGGATGTTCCCGGCGGCGATCGTGAGCGTGGTCGCTACCCGGGCCGTGACCTGGATCCCGCCGACTCGCACGAGGCACGCGTTCGAGGTGACTGCGGTCAGGGCGGTGCCGCGGACTACGCCCGTCCCGGCGAGGGAAATGCGGGTGTCGGCGAAGTCTGGCACGGCACCTCCTACAGCACGCGGACGGTGAGGCTCTGCTCGCCGGGTGAGTAGGGCAGGGACAGGGACTCGATTGCGCAGCGGGCGTTCGTGAGGCCGGCGCCGGTGACGGACACGATGTCGCCGGTGACGAGTCCGGGGTGCGGGACCATCGTCACGCCGAGGCGCCGGAACGCCTGGCGGCGCAGGAGCTTCATCTGCGCTGCCGCCGCGGTGCGGCACTGGGCGACAGTGGTCAGCAGGCTCGACTGGTACGGGTACGGCACCGGCAGCGGGTTGAAGTTCCCCCCGTACTGGTAGGGGCTGGTGCCGTCAGAGTCATAGGCCACGCCCTGGATCTGATTACCGGACGTGTCCTCGCCTTGGGCGACGACGCAGGTAAAGGCTCCGTCCCGGGTGGTGGAGCCCTGCCAGCGGACGACGGTGCCCGTGTCGCGGTCGTCGCTGATGGACAGGACTGGTGAACCGGCGTCGCTGACGGGCTCGATGAGGAGGTAGCCGTCCTCGGTGACCCTCTCGGCGGCCCCCCATGCGGTTAGCACTTCGGTGACGGCGCCGAGCCGGTCGCTGTCCCATTGCATGCCGAGCGGCACCGCCCGGTCGACGAGGGTGCCGTCGAATCCCACAGTGAGGGCGGGTTCGACGAGCGCCCGGACGACGGAGCCGAGAGTGTCCGTGCTCGACGGTTGGAACGGGGCGATGAGCGACGCCTCGTCGATGAGGGTGAGGAGCCCCTGACAGTTCACGGAGACCGTGTCGCCCTCGGTCGAGCTCTCGGTGATGAGGAACCAGCCTCGATTGATCCATTCCATCTGGCCGCCGACGTCGACGCCGTAGTCGATGCGGAGCATCTGTCCGTAAGCGGCGAGCGGGTGGGCAGGGTCGGTGCCCGGGTCCCAGTCGAAGCCGCGGTCACGCCGCGGGACGGTCAGGCTGATCTGTTCGGGGACGGCGAGGCTACGGTCGCGGCTCTCGCCGCCGTCGGAGATCGGGATGCTGTCCGCTAGGAGCAGGCCGCCGAGCCAGGACTCGGCGCGAACGTTCATCGTGTAGCTGCCCTGGACGACGGCGAGCGCGGTAGTCGACATATCGAGCATGTCAGGGTCCGAAATCATATTGCGCGATGGCCAGCAGGTTCGTGGGGAAGAACGCGGAGATGTCACTCAAGATCGAGAAGTTGTTCGCGATGTCCTGGAGCGTGAATCCGGCGGCTTCCATCACGGCGGGCCAGTCGTCGGCCTTGACCACGCTGAGCGCGAACCAGCGGTAGGTGTCGTACCAGTTGGGCGACTCGGTGTCGTCGAGCAGGGCATACGTGCCGTCGAGACGGGCCAGGGACGTCGCCTTGCGCACGAGGATCGTGCCCTCGGTGGCCTCGTCCAGCAGGTCGTTGAGCGTGTCGCCGTCGCTGTCCGTCTCCGTGCGGACGGTGAGCGTGCCGGAGCGGGAGGACCGCGGTTTGCCGACGACGACGATCCTGCCGTTGACGTTGAATTGGCTGGCGTCGCGCTCGCGCTTCCAGTCCAGCGGTGACTCGATCTTCACGGCGGCGCCGACCCCGCGGATCGCGTCGGAGACAACGTCGCTGGTCACAGTCGACGTGATCGGCGACGCGGTGATCGTCCACTGGGTGCCGTTGACGTCGGTGAGGACAGCCGAGTAGGTGAGGCTGATCCCGAAAGGCTGCTCGGCATCCACCCGGAGGAAGGACGCCTGCCCGGTCACGTCGACACTGGACGCGGCGCGCACCGTTTCGAGGTCCGACCCGGCTTGTCGGAGCAGGCTGATGGTGACGATGTCATCCCCGGTGAGCCCCGTTGCCGAGATGAGGTTGCGGGGAGGGAACACCGACTGTGCGCTCACCGCGATGTCCGAGCTCGCCTCGCGGATACGCATCACACCGGCAATGCCGATGGAGGCGCTCGACAGCGTCGCTGTCACCGTGGGCGCCAGCGTTGCGGTGCCGGAGGACACCGTGGACGTCGCGAGCGCGGCCGTCGTTCCATTGCCGGTGGTGACCGCAGCATCGGCGCGCTCGGTGACCGTACCGAACGTCACGCCGGCTGCTGCAATGGCCTCGGCAGAATAGGCGTCCGCGTTGGAGGCGACGCCATATCCGATCAGCGCGAAGTCTCCAGCCTTCCAGGTGAGCGCTGTCGTACCGGTGGCCGAGAAGGCGGTGCCGCTCGTCTGGTCATCACCGAAGGAGGCAGCCCACCGCCAGCCAGTGCCCGCGGACTTCGACAGGCTGACGATCCGCCCGGCGATGAGCGACCCGGACGAGCCGGATGGGATCGCCGTTGTGGGGTTCGCGTCGCCGCCCAGCAGGACTCGGGCGAAGAAGGTCAGCCGTCGGGGGCCGGCGGACGCCCCGAAGGCGCCGCCGCCCCCCGAGGCACTGCCCACCAGAGTCCACCCGGACGGCGTGGACGGCACCGAGTCGAGGGGGTGCCCGGACACGACCTGGAACACGGCAAGGTTCCCCGCCGACCCGACCACCGTTGGTGTGACTGTGTCGGTGTGGGTGGACTGGGTGCCTGTCGTACCGAAGGAGATTGTCAATTGCTCCTCCGTCCGACCTTGGCTCTGTGGGCTAGTACATCCGCAGACGCCTTGATCTTTGGCTTGACCTGCACGTCAATGAGGTCGCGCAGGCGGTCGTCGTTGAAGTGGACGTGGACCTCGGTCGCGCCGCCGTCACGGTTCTCCAACGCTGTCGCGACCCGCTCCCACAGCGCGTCCTGGCGGGCGTTGCCGCGGCTGGCCGCTGTGGGCACGTAGCGGCGGCGCAGGTTGACGCCGGTCGCCGTGTCGGCGAGCCGCTGGCTTGCGGCACCGACGAGGTGGCCGTGCATGTCCATACCGTGGACCATGCCGAGGACGACGTTCTTGCCGACCTGGTCACGGAACACGACCGACGGACTCTTGATCCCCAGTGCCTTCTTGATCTGCGAGATCAAGTCCTTGGCCAGCTTGTCGATCTGCTTCTGCAGATCCTTCTCGGTCGCCTTCAGACCAGCAAGGAAGCCCTCACCAGCGTGCTTGCCGGTGTCGTACATCATGTCGGCCATGTCGTTGCCGAACGACGTGGCCAGCTTGCCACCCGAGCTCATCAGCTTGTTCAGCTTGCCGATGTCCGTCGTCGTGACGTTCTTTGCGCCGAGGATGGTCGCGAGCTGGCTGCCCGGACCGGCGTCACTGAGCTGCTGCAGGAGCTCCTTCGAAGCGCCCCTGGCCTTCAGTGACTTGCTCAGCGCGACGAAGCTCGACGCCGTCTTCTGCTGGGCACCGGCCTGGGAGATCAGGTCGCCGACGTTCATCGCCGACGTCCCGCTGATGCTGAGGAAGTCCTTGATGTTGGAGGCCTGATCGGACGCGTAGGCCTTGGCCGTGGCGATCGTCTTCTGCACGGAAGCCCGCTTGTCGGCGAGCTTCTCCAGCTTGGCACCCTTCTTCTGGATGCTCGCCGCAGTCTTGGTGTAACCCGCGTTCAGGAGCTTCGTCGCCAGGGACTTGACCGCCGAGGCGATGGCCGCCGACGTGCCAGTCTCCAATTTCTTCAGGAGCCCGGTGGAGATCGTGTTGGCGATGCTGGTCTTCGCGCTGCGCTTGGCGTTCGCCAGCGCGATCTCGGCCGCCTTCAGCTCCTTTCGCGCTGCCTCCAGCTTCTTCTCTGCCGCAGCCACACCCTTGTGGCGACGCTTCGCGGCGGCCAGCGCGTCCTTCGCGTCCTCGACGCGCTGCCGGTCCCGGTGGACCCGATCCGAGGCGTTGAGGATGGTGCCCGACGCGTACCCGGGCAGCTTGATGCCGTGCGTCTTGGCGAACGCCATCGACTGCGCGTTGGACAGAACGTCCTCGCCGCCCTTGAAGTTGACGAGCTCGGGACCCTTTTCCCCGACCCAGGCGAGGCCCTTCGCGGCGCCGCCGGTGCCCTTCGCGTACCAGTGCGGGGACCGTGCCTGCCACTGCGACCAGGCGTTCGCGGGGCTGCCGTACCGGTCCTTGATGTAGCCGAGACCCCACTTGATCTGGGTGGCCGCGTTCGTTTTCCAGTCGGAGCCGGCCGACGCCATCTTGCTGGCCGGCAACGCCTGAGGGATTCCGTAGGCGCCGCTGGAGGCGTTCTCAGCCCGGTAGTTCCAGCCGGACTCGCCGTTCCAGAGTGCTTTCAGGGCAGGCCACTGGGACGGCCCCCAGCCGTAGGACTTGAGGGCCGCTTGCGCGAACTGCTGGGCGCTGCCGGACGTCGAATTGTCGCCGAGGCCGATCGAGTCGCCGATCGAGCTCAGCGCGTCGAGTGCCTTCCCAGGCAGCTTCTTTACGGAGACGAGCCCCTTGTGGACGATGCGGCTGAGCGCGTGCGGCAGGTCACCGAAGATCTTCTTCGCGATGGCGGTGCCGCTGGTCGTGGCCATGCCCTTCATGAGGCCGCCGACCAGGTG